CGGTGGTCCTTCTTCCACCACCTGCCGGGAATGTGTCACCTATGTTCGTTATGCAGATCAGAACTCTCGATTGGTGGCAGTCAACCGAGCTTCAGTTGGGAAGATGACACCCAACCTAGGCCTTAACGCGGCCAACGTCCCCCTATTACCTGATGGAGAGCGGATCATCTGTGAGACGCATGCTAACAACGAAATCCCGAAAACGTTGTATGTCTCTCCTTGGCTCTACCAACAAATCGTTTGACTCGACCATATCCATAAAGGTCTTATCCTCACAAAGTATTGATCCGACATAGACAATCGTTTGTGAGCTACGAAGTTGTTGTTCCAACCACAACTGAGACTCAATGGGTATTGGCGTAAATCCAACAGCCCCATCGGCGACATGCTTTCTCATAGTTTCATCCACTCCGGCTGGCCAACTGACTGATGAGAAGTCATAATTCAGGCGCCTGTCGTCATAGGTGTTCAAGTAACGTTTGAAGTTTCGAAACTTCTTCGCCTGCATCTTGACACCTAATCTAAACAAACTATTAGCCAGCTCCGTGGTTACCGGATGACCCGGGCTCAAGTGGTACAGTGAGGCTGCAACACATTGATACAAATAACCACGTTTATTCTCCCCCAAATTCTGAGCTTTCTTCAACCAAACCGATTTTAAGAATTTATGAACATTCAAAAATTTCTTTCCATCGCAATACCTAACTTGAAGAAAGTCAGTGTCCCCCAGACGGGTACCTTTAACGGAAGTCCCTAAAGAGAAACCCAATTCAGCTGACGACTCAACAATATCACTCGGTGGGCGACTGATGACTCCATCGTCTCCCTCAAACACGGCCTTGAAATGGTAATTAACATCCGGGTTGGTCATAAACCAACTCAAACATAAATTTATCAACCCATTGCCAAACGACGTCCAGTAATCCCCGGAACATCGCGTGTATATCCTATATTGTGAGCCACCATACTCCAAAACACGACCTCGGTTTTGACCAAAACAAAGTGATCTCATAGACCTCCACGTTTCGGTAAAGCCACACTTCATCAAAGCTTTGGACATGATTCGATTCTCAATTTTCCTAATGTGTGGGGTCATTGAAGCCTCCCAAGATGAATAATCAGTTACCATATGAGGCCCATCACAAACTTCTGCCAATTGTGACATAATTTGATCTGTCGTCTTATGCTTGATGGCCCTGTCATTGAAACTAGTGTTAACCAGTCTCTCGAGGACATCAAGTATCTGACAACATGAAACCGCATGATATGGGCTCATTGTCATTATTAATCTAGGTTTCGACTTCCCTGATTTCACATTGGACTCGCACTTTACGAAACATGAATGCCTCTTATACTTGTGCTCCCCTCTCAAAGCCTTCTCCCAACCCTCGATCTGCTTACCGATATAACTCTGGGTTTTCTTTCCCCTCATCAAACGTCGGTAAGCAACATCGCAAGGTTGCTCAACTAAACCCGCCGAATCCATCTCCAAAACCAATCTATCAACAACACCAAAGGAAAATTTCAAAAACTTATCCAATTTGTCGCTGTAAAACGGTTCAGGTTTCATTGATCGACCGGTGAAGGCCACCAAAACAGTCTCTGCGTCAGTCGCGTTGATACGACCAGCCCCCAGAACACCCTGGCTGGTCACGACTGGATAATCGCAGATGGCTGCTTTTCTAATCCGGGTTTCCTGATGTTTGTAACGCACCACCTCGTTCAAACTACTACCAACTATGAGATCTGGGTCGGGAAACAGCGCATTGGCCCCTGGATCCACGTAAGAAATCAAGGGGGCAATACTCTCAGCAGTATTGTCCACAGTGGTGTCTTTCAAGAACTCAACCGTCTGAGAATAATCAGTTGTGAGCGGATCACGACCTATCATAGTCGTACGTCTTAGGGCAAACTGTGTCATATCCATGAACTTGGATGCCGCCCTAATCTCAATCGCCCACAACTTCGCTGCTTCAATTCCCACCCTAACTAACTTCGATTTGCAACCCGTCAACCATGAAAACCATGAGCTGCAAAAGATTAACCTGCCAAAAATTTGCAATTGACGGATGGTGCTCTTTTCCATCAATGCAAATTTTTCGTGAACCTCGATAGGGTCCCGTTTCTCAACAACTGAACGAACATCGCGCATGTCACCATAAGTGACATAACGAATGAGGTTATAATGGTTCAAGCATACACGATACTTAAACCACCTAATGCCCCGTTCAATCCAGATATTTGAAAAATTTAAAACACTATCATTATCAACTGTTGGTTGGCCCATCAGTAGGGCGTGGTGAATGCCATCGCCTCCTATTGCTTTCAAGCATATAAAACCGCAACTTCCCGGGAGATTGGTAACATAAATAATGTTTAAATCCTCGCCTACCACAACGAGATCTAAACCTTTTCTGTTAACCAACTTACCCAAGGAGCGCAAACTATGCCCAAAAGGAGCATCACCAACCAGCAGATTGATATTTTCACGCAACCAATTATGGTCCTTTCCCAAGGCCATATAAACCGCTGTGGGCCCACACCATGGTGATCCCAAGCAATCGACAGGTTTTAGGGTGGGAATTACTGAGGCGAAATTTTGTAAGAGTGAATTGTTTAAAATGTATCGATATTTAGGAATTTCTTCTCTAAATTCAACGACATTTGGTGGGTCATCATCCTTCTCTTCCTTCTCCTCGACATTCTCATCGAGAACGTCGTCAAGAACATCAGCTATCTGCCTGTGGGCCGACGCTAATTCATCATCGGCAACCAACGGGTGATTCCTACGTTTTGATCTACCCCCACAATTCTTATTCCTAACATTATTCCACCTCATCAAATCATCTTCCCCGGTCCACTCACCATGACTGCCACTGCAAGTGGAACACGAAAGACGAAACGTGCGATTTCCCTCAGTCGCACGCCGAAAGACACAAACAAGAAACATACAAACACACTTATTTACATTGCTACTTATATTTACAATTTCCCTTATCCCCGGGATAGAGGCGGTTCCTTCAAAATGAAACCAAACAATATATACAAGTGCGCCCCATCAAACGGCTTGACAATAGATCCTCAACCGAGAAATAAACATGTTGTTCGAACCTCCATTACCTGTTACGGTCGGAGTGACTTGCCATGTGTACTTAGCAGTTGAGTCTCCGGTGTCAGCTATAACAAAACTATAACGGAACATCTGAGAATTAGTCGTTGACTGGGAAGCAGGGGTGGCAGCTTGCTGGAAATATGCTCTTCCAGTAGTGTTCCAGTTAACAGATGTACCAACATTGAATTGGACATCACACTTAACTGTTGCTGTACTGCCAGCTGAACCCGTATTGTTAGACAACAAAGCCTCAAACGTATAAAGAATGGTCGACCTAGGAAGATCCCATTCCCCGTTATTAATGTTGATATATTTGGACAATTGCAAACCATCATGTGTAAACACAAAATTTTCAGTGTCCAAAGCCAACACATATGTCGTGCCGTTTGCTGGTGCGGCGTAAAACGAGCTCAAATTGTTAGCCAACTCCAACACGCTAATGTTAGAGCAACTGGGTACTAAGGGCATGACTATAGGGCTTATCAACTCAACCTCATAGTCAATCCATAGTTGTCCCAGCCGTGAGCCAGTGTCAGTAGTCCCTGCTATAGCAATGAACATCTCAGCCACATCTGAAGTACGAATATCGCCCGCCTGAATGGAGTTGCGAATGTACAACGGTTTATTCAACCTAGCGGGCTTCAAAGCGCAAGAGCAGTTCATGAAAACATTACATGATTGAGAATCCTCATACTGCAATGCCATTGCCTCGCTGTCAGGCGGTCTTGTTTTTGAATCATAAACTGGAATCATCATCAACTGACCAGGTGTGGTCGTTGGTGTTGATGCCACGAATTCAAAAGAAATCCGCCTAAATTTGTACTTTTCATACTGAGTGGCCTGTTCTGACAGCCAAGGAAACAATTCCTTGTTGGCTGGGTTAACAAAATAAGAGTTCGTTATAGAATACGCCGACGATGAAGTCACCAGGCCAATAAACTCCCTCTTGGTGACTACCACGGAATTACCCGTGGTTCTTGTTTGCGGTCTCGAATACTTGACCATGGTTCCAGTGGCCACTGGAGCCTTGTACGTGGTCACACCCTTAGCAAGCTTATTAACGTTAATACCAGTTTGTGCTGCTATAACGTCATTAAGAGCTCTTCCGGCTAGCTTTCTAGCGACCTTGGAGCCCTTAGAACCTAGCAGATTGTTAAGGATGCCCTTCTTTTTGATATCGTCAGTATTCGTCCACTCACCATTGTTGCCATTGAGGAAAGCAACACTGGAACCGTGGGAAGATGCCAAACTATTTATCCACATTTGGCGTTGTGGGTCTGATAGCTGAAATCGATGCTCAGACAAACATCTTTCCCGCCTCAACAATGGCGGGGCGAGGACGGCGGACGTGACACCACCTTCCTCTACCGGCATAGCCCTAATCCCTCTCAAAGCTGAATTCTCTCTCATCATGGACTACGTTTTCCCCTAAGCACAAGTTTTCCATCATCATCTGCTGTCGCAAACTAAAAAGGTAAATCGTTCAAAGTTTAAATTAATTGTGTTTCTGAACTCTCAGTACAAGCACCACCGTCACGTTGGTGGGACGGTTGATTAGCGGCTTTTCTGTCGATCTGCTAATCAGCCGAGCGGTGGAGCGATCTTTCATAAGCGGCGACCGGTTAGCTACCTACTTATGCCACCTGCCCGCACATGGAACAACGGTTCCATAACAAGGGCTTTCGACCCGTTTAATTCTACTCACCCAGTACTGCTCGCGGCACCTCACGCGGAATTAGGTATGACTAACCTAACCCTTATCGACGTGATAACCGGCCTGGTTACCCAGGTAAAGACCACAAGCCCGAAGGATATCTGCCGTAGTTTTCTCACTGCCCTACTTTACGTGGCTTCCCTCATCGCACAATTAATTCTCCCTAAAACGAACATCACAAAGCTCGCACTTGCTGTTTCTATCAACTATTATAAAATTCTGACCCAAGTAGCCTACTATCGTCTCTTATTTAAGAAAGTCATTCCGTTTCCTCGGGTCCATTTATAATGCTTCAAAA